CTGGAAGTCGGAGCTGTCGACGGGCAGCTCGGGCTGCACGTGGTCCGGTTTGTCCACCACCGACGTGTTCAGGTAGTCACCGTTGCGCTGCACCATCACCGTGTAGGCGGTGCCGTCAAGCCTCCCCAGCGCGGTGCCAACGCTCTCCCACGAGTCATACTCGTCAACGTCAAGGCCGAGCCCGTCCAGTACCTGCCGGGTGAAGTACGAGGCCTTGCCAGAGGTACGGTGAAACGACGTCCAGTAGTGAGCAAAGTCGGCCGTCTGCCACTCAAGAATCACCATCGTGTCGCCCGCCCGTGACGCCCCAACCTTGCCGGTCACCAGGGTCGCCGTGTGCCGGCCGTCCGGCGGCTCGATGGTGTCACCGCGGTTGGATTCGGCCTTGAAGGCGTCGAAGCTCATCGCAGGCCTCCGTCAGTCGCCCTGATAGCGATAGGCGCTGCCCGGCTCTTTCTCCGGGTACACCTCCTGGGAGCTGGGCCCAGCGCCGGTTCCCTGCGCCACCGCACGCGCCTGCTCCAGTCGCGCGCCGACCACGGCCCTCGATAGCCCGCGGAGCATCGTGATGCCGGCGACAGGCACGCCGTTGAAGTGCTCACCCATCTTGAGCACGAAGTCCTCGGCGTCGACCGGCAACTGGCCGGCGATCTCCTTCACTGAGTCGACGGCCCCGCGGAGCTGCGCGTCGTCGTCGGTGACCGGGCCATACGGTAGGACCGGCGCCGCGGGCGGCGTGGCCACTTCGGTGGCCGCGACCACGCTCTCGTCAGCCTCAGGGTCGTCCTCGCTCAGTCCGAAGTCAGCCGGCGTGTAGACCGGCCCCGCGAGCACGTCCGGGCAATACCACTTGACACCGTTTGACATGGCCCGCGCGAACAGCATGTTGCGCGGCGTCTTTCGGTAATTGTCGTTGGATTCGAGCCCCTGCTTTCGAGCGTCATCGATCGTGAACTCGCTGATGTTGGTCTCGCCGGTCTCCTTGTCAGAGAACTCGATCGCGCACCGCTCGTCGTTATGCGGCTTGAGAACCTTGTAGTCGTAGCGCGGGTGTGCCTTGACGGCCGCGGCCATCAGGTTCGCGGAAACAGTGACTTTTCCTTTCACGATGTAAATGCCGGTCATCGAGGCGACCGGGCCGAAGCCAAACTCACCGCCGGCCATCACCTTGACGGCGGCCTGGGCGGCGTCTCTTGAGTCGGCGAAGAACCCGCTGCGGGCGAGTACCTCGCCCAGCTCGACGGGGGTCATTGGGGAGGTACTGATGGGAACGCCGTTCGCCGGCCGGCGCACTAGGGCGGTGGTACTCACTTGAACAGCTCCTCGTGGTTGAGCTTCGTGGCCGGCGGCTCAGGAGGCTTCGACGGCGCCGCATTCTCAGCGGGTAGCTCGGCGCGGTCACCGGGCTCGAACGCACCGGGGGCCGCCGAAGCCTCCTCAGTCGCCTGTGGAATCAGGTCCACCGACCGGGTAACGGTCAGCTTGTCCGGCTTGTCTTTCCAGGTACAGCACGCCTCCACAGCCCTGCGAGCGCCGCCGTCGAGGCGGTCGCGTAGTGACTTGGCCTTGGCACGGGCGACGACCGGCGCCGGGTGAGTGATCACGTCGGCTACGTCGCCGACGTTGACGTGGCCCTCATCAACCAGGTACTTGAGTACAGCCTCAAGCCCCTCGGCGTCCCACTCGCTCTCTCGGCCGCCCTCTAGGCGTACCTCGTAGTCACCGAACTGCTTGAACCGCAACTCGAGCACCCTCAGCCGCCTGCGCAGCTCCTGCTCGATCGCGCCGCTCCACCGCTTCATCTCAGCCTGCCGGGCTTGGATCTCCGCGAGGGTGTCAGCGAGGGACTCCGGTGGCTGCTGGTCGAGGTGCTCAAGGATCTCGCCGGTCGCGGGGTTGACGGCCTCGATTTCAGTCATTGGATTCGTCCGGGAAGATCGTGTTGCCGTACTCGTCCTCGATCGCGACTACCGGCGAGTCGCCGAGGATCGTCAGCTTCACTTGCCCGTTGGGGGTGTCGGCGATGGCGGTGACGGCCACCAGTCCCCAGGCCTCCTGCAGCGCTCGTAGCTCGCGCGTGAGGTCAGGGACGCCGCGGCTCACGACACGGCCTCGTCTTCGCCGCGCCATGGTGATCCGTTGCTCGGGCGCAGTTGCTGCCAGTCGGTCGAGTCAAGCCAGGACTGCACGGCGTCGTGGCCGTTCACGTCGCGGTACTCGCGACTGCGGCGCAGCTCCCGGGCGGCGCGCAACCTGGCGTCAAGCCAGAGCGTGCACAGTCCGATCAGAACGACGATGCTGACGGCCAGCAGAACGCCGAGCGTCACGAGCAGCGAAGTGGTGAACGTTGGGCTCACCACTCCCACGCTTTCGGCGCGGGCGGCACCGACGTCTGCCGGCGGTGGAACCAGCTTGCGCCCTCCGCGATGCCGAGAGCCTCAGCGATCTGTTCTTGGCGGTCCCACTTCGGGGTGTGGTCACCGGTCTCCCAGCCGGCAATGATCGAGTGGGCCTGATCGCCCCGGTACCCGATCTTATGCGCGAGCTGCTGCTGTGTCTTACCTCGGTCAACGCGAGCCAACCGAATCATCTGACCGACGAGGAGCTTATGGTCGGAGATCTGGGCGGCGCTCATGCCACGAGAGAATGCGCCGATGAAGTCCTCCGGTCCAGTCGCACGTTGTGCAACATGTGGCACGCCGTGCAACACTTTCTTCGCTACGTGCGTGGTATTTGTTTTCACCTCCTCTCGGTCCGTTTCCGCTAGTTGGAGAAATAGCTCGCTTGACAAAACCGGCCGGATACGGCAGCGGTAGCCCGTGATTGTCTCGCCGTCGCCGTCGCGCTGAGCAAGCGTGTCACTCGCGAGCACGACGGGTGCGCCGCCCTTGGCATCGAGCATCGTGAAGCCGCGCCAGCGCGCGACGTGCGCAACGTCGATCCCGGCGCCTTCCTCGGGAATTACGCGCCACAAGGTGATCAGGTATCCACCGCGCGTAGGCCCGACGTTCGTCTTGACCGCAACGGTTGCACCCGAGGAGGCCAACATCAACGCCACGCCGGCCCAGCCCAGCTCACATTCCAGTCGTCCAGCTTCCCCGTCCGCTTCGAGCGCGTACTCCTCAATTCGATGCCCGAGCACTTCCGCCGTAGGCCATCCGAGCAGATTCTGCGCGTCCCAGCACATCACCCTGTAGTCGAAGCTGATCCAGATGCGTCCGATGGCCTGACGGTGCACCCGTGGAAACAGCTCCCGGAAGTGCCGGCCCAGCACTTCCGATTCCTGCCAGCCGAGGATCGCCGTCGCCGCGTCGTCCCACACGGTGTACTCGTGCGCCGCATTCGTCCATACAACGGCCTGGTACATGACGTCGAACCCCTGGTGAGAACCCGACTATTTTTAGGTGGCTTTTGTTTGCGCTCACACCACGAGCGAGGCGCGGATGATACAGCGCGCCACGCATAGGCGCCCCACACCTAGAGCAGCAAAACTCTAGACACAAATGGTCTGGTCCAGCAATCTCTGAATGATGGGACGACGTGGCCGGCCCGAGTTTCGGGTGCGGGTTGGGCAACGCATTCGAGATCGGCGACTCGCCGCGGGCTGGTCGCAGGGCCAGCTCGCGCGCAAACTCCCGGGCCACGTCGAGGGCACGACGGTCAGCCGCTGGGAACTTGGTAAATCGTGGCCGTCCTACCCGAACGTGATGGCGCTCGCGAAGGTGTTCGACATCACCGAGGAGGAGCTGCTCTGCATCGACGTGCCGAAGCAGCCGAAGCAGCGCCGCAAGTCACCGCGCGCTACCGCCACCAACCACTAGCCCTCCTCCAAGGCGGTGACCCTGGCGTCAAGCTCGTCAAGCGCGTCCTGAGCCACGCCGGGAGGCCCCTGCGGACCTGCCGGCCCCTGCGGACCCGTTGCTCCGGTGGGACCCGCGGGACCGGTCGCCCCCGCCGGACCTGCGGGTCCTGTAGGCCCGGCCGGCCCGGCGCCACCACCGCCACCCTCCTGCAGCTCGGTGACCGCCTCCCGTAGATCGTCCATTCCACTGACTGGCTCTGGCATACCTCCTCCTCTCAGGGTGCGGGCGCAAACCCGATCAGGTTGGCGATCCGGTTCTGCGCCGCGCCGTTCCAGGCGCTGGCGCCCTTTGACTGCCACGTGTAGACGGTCGAGCCGTCATCGAGCGTGACGAACAGATGCATCGCGCCGGCACGTGAGACCTCGGCGGTGACGCCCCGGATCGTGCGCCCGCTCGGCGCCTCGGCGAAGCGCTGCATCCCTGCGACCCGCTGGCCCTGCTGGCCGCCATTCCAGGCGGTCTGGTTGGCTCGCTGCCACGTGTACCAGACGGTCCGCCGCTGCGGGCCGACCATGAACACGTGCAGGCTTCCGTTGTCCGCGACGGCGGACGCGATCATCTCGACCTCCTCGGCCGCTGGTGGTTTCTCTGGTGTCGGGGCCGGCGCCGAGCCCGCGGGCATCCCCGAGCGCACCCATGCGATCAGGTCCGGGCCGGGGCACGCGGTCGCGAAGTCGCGGCCGTGCCAGGACTGCTCAAGCCGGCGTCCCGCGACGCTGCCCAACCAGTCATATAGCTGCCGCGAGCTGGCTTTCATCGCGTCTGAAATCGGCGCGGTCGAGGCCCCGGCGCCGGTCGACGGCTGTAGGTGACAGACACCCCAGCCGTCCGTGTTGCGCGGCGGGGAGTGAATGCCCCGGACGTCACGGCCGCAACCCTCGTAGATCGTGCCGGACTGGCCGATCAGAAAGTTGTAGCCGGGCGCCGCGCCCCAGCCCTGATTGCGGTGTATCCGCTCAATGTCGCGGCACCACTGCCGCTCGTCGCGGCTGGACATGACGGGCCAGTGCACGACGTAGAACCTCCGGGCGGCCGGCGACACGCCCCGGCCACTCGGAATGGTTGTCGCGGCTCCCCACTCGCGACGGCTGACGATGCGAGGTTGGGCTGCCATCAGGCTGTGTCAGGTCCGACGTCTTCGGCCTCACCGTCCTCGAGCGTCTTGGTCTCCTCCTGCTCCTCCTCGTCGTCGTCCAGCTCCTGGTCGGGCTCCACGCCCGGTCCGGGCTCGTCGTAGCCGGGCTCGTCGACAAACGGCCGCTCCTGCTGCTCCTCCTGCGGGTTGTCTTCGGTTGTCATGCCGCTCCCTCCTGCCATCGGGGGTCCGATGACGGTTTGTGTTTTGCCCCACCACGCGGCGAGGTTGGTCATCCACTTGGCCTGGGATAGGTAGGTGACGCCGGCCCCGACAGCGAACGTGAGCGCGTCGTTGATCGCCTTCGCGGTCTGGTCGCTGCCGAGCCCGGCCTTGCCGAGCAGGCCGAAGTGGTTGTCAAGCCAGACGGCGACCGAGCCAGCGGCGATGGCGATGGGTCCGGCGGCCCACGCAACCACCCGCTCGTAGGGAATGCTCACTTCGCGCCCGGCTTCCCGAGCGAATACCACGTCGCATTCTTCTTGCCGGCCACGGCGCCAGCCCAACCGCCGTCCTTGGCGTGCCACGCATGCCACACCTCGCCGTTCTTGTCCTCCACGAACAGCTCGAAGCGGCCGTCCTTCATCACTCCCAATGCAATTGCCACGGGTTCTATCTCCTTCGGTAGATCAGGGATGGCCGGCGCCGCGCCGGTCCCGGTCGGTCCCGGGTCCGGCCCGGACCACACGCCGGCCCTGTACTTGATGTGCCACCACTCGCTCGGCGCGTCGGACCACTCCTTCGCGTATCCGTACTTGCGGCCGATCCGGTCGAGCATCGCGCGCATCTGCGTCGTCGCGAGATCAACCGCCAGTCCCCAGCCGTGGTTGGACGTGCCGGGCCGGGCGGCTAGGTTGCCCTTCCCCGACAGATAGAGGTTGTAGAGCTCAACCTGCTGCGCGTAGGTCCGGTAGCTGGATTTCGAGCCGGTCGGGCGCAGCTCGACGCCGTTGCGCCGCGCCTCTGCGTTCATCGCATTCCACGCCGCCGCGGCGAACTTCTCAAGCTGACCGCCGGCAATCGGCGCGAGTGCCTCAGGTGGAAGTTGACCGTTAGACGCCACCACTACCCGCCCGGTGTTCCGAGGGAAGACCAGCCCGACCAGCCGCCGCCGGGCGCGTTCCAGCGGTGCACGACCTCGCCGGACTCGCGCTGCAGAAACACCTCGGCGCGTCCGTCGCGCATCTGGGCGATCGCCACCCGGTCGTCTGGCTTGGGCGTCGGCGCCGCCGCTGCCGGCGCACCGCTAACAACCACCTTCGCGCCGAGCCCCTTGCAGCGCGCATACCGCGACTGGCGGTCGGAGAGACCGTTCAGCCCGCCGTTGATCCGCCGGGTCGCCGCCGTCACGTCTCCGGTGTCGGAGATCTGGTTCAGCCCGTGGGTGAACCACCACCACGCGGACACCCGGAAGGCGTACCGGGGGTCGGCGGCCATCGGCGGGTTGTCAACGAGCGGGAGCTTGAGCGCGTTGCCGGCGGTGGTGTAGTTCGCGCGGCCGGTGAGCTGTATCGGCCCGCGGCCCTTGTACCGGACGCCGTCGCCAGGCTGGGTGTTGCCGAGGTCCTTGCGGCCCTCGTAGGCGGCGCCTGAGGCGATCTCCTCGAAGTAGCGAAGGCTCACCGACTCGTGGCCGACCTGAGCCAGCCACATTCGCGACCGCGCCTCGCTGGTGATCTGAAACTCGCGTTGCGCCGCCTCCATCGACGGCAGGTAGCTGGTAGCCAGCGAGCGGGTCAGCCCCGGCATCGCGGCGAGCAGGGTGTCAACGTTCATCGGTCTCGTCCTCGTCGTCTTTCGTGTCGCTCTGGTCTATGTGGCGGATTCCGAGGTAGGCGGCGACGGCGCCGACGGACGCGCCGCCGAGCGTCGATAGGAAGGCGATCTCCTCGCTGGTGACCTTGGTAGGTGTCAGCTCGGCGGTGAGCACGCCGGCCACGAGCGCGATCGCCACGCCGACCGCGAGTACCAGCGCGACGACACCTCGCCAGTCCCTCACAGCAAGTCCTTCGGGCCGTCCTCGATGACAGTTCCCGCGTCGATCGTGCCCACGCGCTGGACCTCGATGAAGGAGTGCATCGAGCCGTCGCCGACGTTGTTGGCCAGGTTGGTGGTCCGGTTTGAGTAGCCGCCCATCGCTCCGATGCGGTTTCCGACGAGCGCCGGCACGGTCGAGGTGATGCTGAACACCGCGAACGGCAGCATGGACCCGGGTACCTGCTGAGGCACGTAGCCCATCGCGATTCGCTGGAAGCCGCCGTTGACCGTGATCCCGAGCAGGAACGCGGTCTCCGGATCGTTTGGCATGTGCGCGATCCCCCAGCTCACGGTGACGCGATACAGCCCGCCCGTGGAGCACAAATACTCGCCGTATTGGTCAAACAGCGTGTCCAGCCCGCCGCCGGGTGTATCGAATGGCAGCTGCACGAACTGGCCTTGGTTGATTGAGAACGCTCCCATGCGGGAACGCCGAGCGAAGAGGCCCCACGCGCCGGGGTCGGTCCCGCCGGGCGGTCCCGGTTCGCCGGTATCACCCTTCGGGCCGATCGGGCCGATCTCGCCCTGCGGCCCCTGCGCACCTGTCGCGCCAGTGGCGCCCTGAGGCCCGGTGGCGCCCGGTAGACCGATCCCTGGCTCACCGGGGGTTCCCTGGACGCCCTGTGGACCCTGCGGCCCTGTGGGGCCTGTGGGGCCGCCTGGGCCGGTCGCGCCGGTGGCGCCGGTAGCGCCCCTGTCACCGGGCGGTCCTGGCGGCCCCTCAATCGCGTCATCGGCATCGATGACGATGCCCTTGACTTTCACGACGTAGGCGAGGACGACAAACGGCGGCATGTTGTTGTGCGGCTGGTCGCCGCCGGCCGGGATATGCGGGTAGGCGAGCGGCACGTTCGTTCCCTGGATCGGTGCCGCGTCACCGGCCTGCCCCTCTCGGAACCCGAAGAAGTAGTCGTTGGGGCCGCCGTGCGCGTGCGCCGGCAGCTCCTCAACCGTTAGCTGGTGCTCGAGCTCACCGCCTGCGGCGCCAAACGGCGGACTCTCAGGCCGGCTGCCGGCAGAGAACAGGAACCGATCGCGTAGGTCCGGGACGGTGAAGGTGCGCGGGTAGGCATTGACGTCGACCGACCAGAGCGGATTGCCGCCAAACGCCTCGTCAACGGCGAACGAGAAGCCCTGCGGGTAGTCGTCCTGGGTGTACTGACGACCGTCGCAGAGCACGAACCCGGGCGGCAGGCCCGCCTTCCCGGACCAGGCGATGACCGCACCGATCGGCGAGGTCTCGATCCCCGGCCCCTCCGGCCCCTGAGCGCCGTCGTTACCGTCCTGCCCGTCCTCGCCGCGCTCGCCCTGCGGCCCCTGCTCACCCTGCGGACCCGTGGGCCCAAGGTCGCCCTGCGGACCCTGCGGCCCCTGCGGTCCGGCTGCGCCCTGGACGCCCTCTGAGCCCTGTGGACCCGTCCCGCCGGCCGGGCCGACCGGACCTTGGTCGCCGCGCGGCCCCTGCTCACCAGGCTCCCCCTGCGGCCCGGCAGGCCCCGGCGGGCCACCCGGGTCCCCGGGGTCGCCCTGCGGCCCCATCGGTCCCTCGGGGCCGGCTGGTCCCTGCGGCCCGCCGGGAGGTCCGACGCCGCCCATCGCAACCTGCGGGATGGTCACCGGGCCGAGCACCACCCGAACCTCGGCCGGCCGGCGCGTGGAGTCCGCCAGGTCGATCGTGACACGACCGCTCATCGGGTCACGTCCAGATCGCATTGCACGTCGCCCTGAATCAGCGTCACCGGTTCGGAGTCGGCCATCGTCCAGACGCAATCCCAGGCGCCCTTGAACCGGTCGGCGTCCTTCATCAGCGCACGGGTGTCCTCGCTAGCGAGCCGCAGGACGAGAACGCCCTGCTCAGCCTCGGCCATCTCGACCGCCCACTCCGCGAGGGCAGCCTGGTCGCGGCGGGATGCGCGGATCTGTGCCCGCACCGTTCCGCGGAGGTCAAACGGCTCGCCGTCAAGGTCGGTTGCGGTCAGGCGCAGGTTCGCCCCGTCCCCGGCGTAGAGGACGAGGTTCACGACCGGAGGTACGAGCGAAACGACGCTTGGCCGAGCCATCAGTCACCCGGTTCCGGGGCCTCGATGATTTCTGGCGTCGGCCCCTCCGAGGGCGGTGGCGGGTAGTCGACATCGAACACCGTCTTCTCGTAGGCCGCCACGACTGTCGGTTGGGTGAACGTGCGGGACTCACCCCGCGCGAGCGAACCGGCCGACCGGAAGGGTCCGCTGGTCTGATTGGAATACTCAAGCCCGCCGCTGATGACCTTGACGACTGCGGTCATCTCCTCATGGGCTGAGAAGGCGTAGTAGTTATTTTCGAGCGCAAGCTGCATCGGGCTCCTCACGTCTTGATCAGGTAAACGACGATCTGGTACGGCGGCATGTTGGTGTGAGCCCAGCCGGCGCCCTCGCCGTAGGTTTGAATGCCGGTCCCGGCCCCGTAGATGCCGATGCCGGTGCCAGAGCCGCGCGTCCGCGGTGCGGTCAGGAAGAACCGATATGGCGCGGAGCCGACCGCCGCGAACAGGCCGCTCCCCCCACCGGATATCTGCCAGTGCATGAACCCGACGCTCGGATCATCGGCCCATTCCAGCCCCTCGTATGGCAGGTGGACGTGTCCGGGGTCGGCGATCGTGTGCGCGTGCCCGGGGTCATAGACCCCGTGCGCGTGGCTCGGCATTTCCTGTGTGGACAGGGCGACCGTCTCAGCCCCGCCAACCTGGCCGCGGAATTGGGTGGCGTGCCCCCATGCAAAGCGCCCCGCCAGGTTGGGAATGTTGAACGTGGTTGATCCGTCACCGCCGCCGTAGGCCGTGCCGATTGCAGCGAACAGGGGCGCGAACACGGTCCGGGATACCGCCTGCCCGCTGCACTGCAACCAGCCCGGTGGTGCGTCGGCGCGCGCCGACGGGATGATCAGCCCCGGGACGAAGAACCGCGATACGAGCGCGTCGATTGCATCGGCGAGGTTGCCAATGTCGGTCGGCGCGTCGGCAGGGTCAACGTCACCGGGGACGGGGAGAGCGAGGTTCGGTGTCCTGCGCGACGGGCGCAGGTCGTCCTCGGGTACCTCGGCGTGAGGCACGTCGACCATCAGCGCCTCGGCGATTGACTCGGGTTCTCGCGGCGCGGGACGTTCGAGCAGCGTTCCGGTCATTCAGTTTCTCCTCTCAGTGTTGGCTGGTCACGGTGCACCTCGCGCCACGAGTCATAGGTCGCGTTGACCTCGGCCCAGCTCGCTCGCCGGTTGCGCAACATGAACCACGCCTGCCCGTGGCGGACCTGATAGTCGAGGATGATCCCGGCGGGCTTGGCGGCCTCGAGCGCGGCACGTACCAGCGCCGGGTCGTGATCGATGAACGTGTAGGTGAACACGCGCAGGCCGTAGGCGCGCTCGTGCCCGGCGCCGAGGTCAGCGCGCTCCTCGAAGTACAGGAGGTGATCGGGCGTGCCGGGCGGTAGGAACCGGCGGGCGGCGGCGATCATGTTGGCGCGCGTGCCGCGCCACATGCCGGGGCCGCCGTTGCCGATCAGCTCCCGCAGGTCGGATTCGGACATGACGTCCGGCCGGCGAATCCCCGCCCACTGCGCGAGTACCCGCAACCAGTCGGTCGGGCATCGCCGCGGTGAGGCGAGGACGACCCACGGTTCGGACCCGTCATCGGGGCGGGTGACTTCGGCGATCGGGTCAAGCAGCTCCCCCAGCGAGTCACAGAGCTTGCGCCACGCGCCATTGGTTTCGGAGTCCGCGAACGCGGCCGGGTAGGTGCCCTCGAACAGGTCCTCGCCGGTCGAGCGAAACCCGACTCGTGGCGGCGGCTCGGGCAGCTCCGGAATCGGCGGGATCGGCTCGGGCGGCAGCGTGTCAAGTTCGAGGAGGCCGTCCCAGGTGAACCCCTGATCAACGAGGTCATCCCACGTTCCGAGGCCAATGACTTGATCCCAGCTTCGGCTCATTGCAACCCGTACAACGTGGCGCGAGATCCGGGGGCGAAGAACCCCGAGGCGTTGAACATCGCGATCGCTTCAATCGTGTCGGCGGCGCGGCAGATCCCCGAGATCGTGCGCAGGTCGAACTGTGTTGATCCTCGCGACGACGTCTGTGCCTGGAACGTGCACGCGCCGTCACGCGAGTAGTCGGGAAGGTCAACCACGACGGTGCCGCGCGTGCCCTGAGGAGCCGTTTGCGCGGGCAGGACCCCCAGCCGAGCGTTGGTGGTATCCAAGAGCTGGAAGGTGGTCAGGTTGCCGTTCAGCCCCTGGATCTCGACCCAGTCGTAATCATTCGAGGTGATCCCGTTGAACTGCATCGACGCCACGTCGCTCTGAGCGCCCGCGCTAGACCGTGCCGCGATGATCAGGCGCAGGTGGCTGAACGTTTGTGGAATGTCGGCGAACTCGATCCGCCCGATCTGGGCGGTCAGTATCTGATCCTCGATCAGCTCAAGGTGACCGCCACCGCCACCACCAGACCCGGGCTCGGGGATCTGGTCCTCGATCAGTTTCAGCGTCTCGTCGACCTTGTCGGCGAGGGCTCGCAGCGCAGTGACGCCATCGGCGTCCTCGCTCCCGCCGGGTACCGGCAGGTGGAAATTCGGGGTGGTGTACGGCGGGCGGCCGGGTGTGATGCTCATGGGAGGTTCACCGTTCCTGTAATCACTGGGCTCATACGGTCATCCCTCCGCTGGGCGCCGGCACCGTCACGGAGCCGCTGATCTGCCCGGGCTCCGGGAGCGAGTAGGGCTGAGGGAGCGTGTAGTCGTCGGCCTGCCCGTTGATCTGCACCCCACCGATCGGTACGAAGTCGACGCCGCGCTGGCGGTCGAGCAGCGAGACCAGGTCGTTGACTCGCAGCGTCTGCCGGCCGGGTGACTGCCCGGGGGCGGGTGGGTCGATCTGCTCGCCGCCGACAATTGACGGTGACGTTGTGCCAAGCCGAAAGTTCGAGGGCGAGAGGTAGTCGGCCAGCGCTTCGTCGCACAGCTCCTTGACCATCGCGGGGTCCTGTTCGGCGAACGCGACCACCTGGTAGGTGACGTCGACCTCCTCATAAACCGCGTCCCTCACGTAGATGACGAAGTTCACCTCGCGCAGAACGTCGAGGTATGCGGCAACCTGCCGGCGAACCTCTTCCAATACCGGTTTGCCGTCATCGCCGGTCAGGATCAGGGTGATCGTCCGCTCGTGGCCCCAGGTGCCGTCCGTTGGGTCATACAGGTCCATCGCGACGGCGCGCCCGACGCCGTAAACGCGCAGCGCCAGGATCGCGAAGTCAAGCGGCAGGATCGGTCGTAGCGCGATGACGCGCATGAGCATGATGAGCTGCGTGAGGTAGTCCTCAAGCGTCTGGCCGTTGAGTCCGCCAGCGGTCGGCTGGGAAACGGTGACCTCCTGTACCCACGACAGCGGGTCGATCAGCTCGGCCGGCCCGTTCAAACCGTTGCCCTGCGCGCCGTCTGCGATTGCGACGATCTCCACGCCGTCCACACTGTCCTGCCCCTGCGGGATCTCGACGCTTGAGAGAACCTCAAAGGCGACGAGGTCGTCACCGGTACGAGCGAGCGTCAGTTGGATGCCGGCGGTGATGGTGTAGCCCTGTTTGTCGAGGGCGGTCCAGGTCGACGTGCCGACGGCCGGCGCGGGCGGTGTCGCGGGTATGCCGAGCACCTCCTCGCCATAGGTCTGGTAGATCGCCTCTGGGACGGTCACAGCCTCCTGGCGCAGCTCGGCCGCTACGGCGCTCCACTCGTCCGTCAGTCCGACCTCAAGGTTCCCGTCGTGCGCCACCCAGCCGGGGAACCGCGAGGCGAGCCCGTCGTAGATCCGCTCGGCGATCGCCCGGGTGTCGGTCTCGACGTCCGGGCGGGCCATCGCGGTCTCCTCGAACGCCATGTCCGCGTTCGGGTTGGGTACCTCCTCGGGGTCGCTGTCGAAGAAGCTCATGTTTCACCCCCTTCGTCGTCCTCCTGGTCAAAGCCCCACATCGCGCGCAGCCGCAGAATCCCCTCGTCGGCCTCAGAGTCGTCGCGCTCGAGGAACACCCGGGCGCGCGGCTCGGCGTTCTCGATTGACTGTTGCGTCTCGGCGACGGCGAGGTCACGGTCGGAGGTGAACTCCAAGAAGTCAGGCCGGCCGAACTCAGGCAGCGTCCGCCGCTCGCCCTGAACGGTCCGGAGGGTGAGCTCGACGCAATCGGCGACCTCCGCGGAGGTGTCCTGCTCGGTGACGGCGAAATGGTCGCCCTCAAGGCGGAACGGCATCCCGAAGTGAGGTAGCTCAGTCATCGAGAGGCGCTCTTACTGGTGGCGGGCCGGGGAGCCCGGCGCTGGGCGGGGGATCGATGGCGCCGGTCGGCGCCCCGAGCCCGGGCGGGATCTCGATGGGCTCGGGCACGGCGGTGATCGAGAGCACGTGCTCGTTGTCTGCGAGGTCCCAGTCGTGCAGTCGGTCGACGAGCTGGGTGGGGTCCGGGGCGTGTAGCAGGAACAGGACGTTGAAGGTGGCCATCGGACCTCTCAGAACTTGATGACGTAGTTGAGTCGCTGGTATGGCTGCATGTTGTTGTGGGCGCCGTTGCCGCCCTCGCCGGTGATCGCGTGGAGGTGGTCGAGGCTCCGGTCTGCGCCAGCGGTGGTGAATGAGTGCAGGTGGTCGGGCGCCCCCTCGTCGTTGGTTCTCATCCCGTCACCGCCCCACCAGCCGGCGCCGCCGCCGACGGTTTGCAGTTGCGCGTATGTGCCGCCGCCCCAGACGCGATCGAACGCCCCCGCGACCTGCCCCCAGAACATCGCGTGCCCGTGTACGAGCGAGCGGTCCGAGCCGTTCGTCATCCCGCCATGCAGATGGTCAATGCTCCGGTCCATCGCCTGCGTTGCCCCGCCGTGGGCGTGGTGCGGCATCTCGGCAGGAGACAGGGCGACCGCCGCCGCGCCGCCGGTAGCGCCCTCGGCCTCAGACCCTGCTCCGACCGCAACCCGGTCGCGGAGGTCAGGCACGTTGAACGTGGTGGCGCCGTCGCCAGCGCCGTAGGTGGTGCCAATCGCCTCGAACAGCGCGGCATACTCCTCGCGGTCGATCGCTTGGCCGCGACACAGCAGCCACCCAGCGGGCGCCGTGATGCGGCCGGTCATCTTCACGTCACCGACGTCGACGCCCGGCGTGCCGCCGCCACCGCCGCCGCCGCTGCCGCCGACGCCGAGCAGCCACGGCCGGCCACGATTTGACAGGACCACGGTCACCTGATCACCGACGCTCGCGGTGGCGCCCTCAGGCATGCAGGGTCCCCATTGAAGCTTGCGGTCAAAGCCGGGGATGGTCACGAACACGCCGCGGGCGTCGACGCGGTTGACGCGCGCCTCCCACGCCTGAGAGTTACCGAACGCCTGCGGGGTCTCCGGGCGGGAAGGGGCAAACAGGAGGTCGAGGTCGGGCATCTACAGGCCTCTCCAATGCCGTTGCACGAACCCGCCGACCGATCGCGGAGTCGCCCAGTTAGTTCCGCCGCTGCCGCCGCCCGTGTCAAACCGCCACTTACTGCCGATCCCGTTCCAGCGAATCCAAATGTGACCGGCGTTGCACATGACCGTGAAGTACCTCCCCGGCCCGGACTCGCCCCAGCCGGTAAAGGCGCCCGACACGGGCGCGTTCGGGCGCATCGACCCAGGGATCGGAATGCCAGCCCTAACCAGCACCCACGACACACCGCTTGAACAGTCCGCATAGCCTCCGGACCGCTGGCTGTTCCGTTGCCCCTGGGAATAGCGCCACCGCATCCTCGACGCCTCCTCCCCGGCCACGTAGGCGCGCTGGGCGAGCAGCGGGGCGCCGCTGTTTGCGACCGACGCGCCGTTGAGCGCGCCCATGCCGCTGGTCTGCTGGGAGGACTCGCCGGTCGGCGTGTTGACGGTAACGGTCTCGGTGCGGGTGGTCGGCGCCGGTTCCGGCAGCGCCACCCGCTGGCGGGCGAGCGTTACCTCGGTCTGGCGGCTTGCCAGGTTGCGCCGCGTACTGGATACCAGCCACGGCCCGGAACCGGGGCCTTCCTCCACGATCTCGATCACGTCCCCGGGAAACAGCGAGTATCGGCGGGTGAGCACGGACAGGCTCGCCTCGGTCGCACGGCGCCGCGTCTCGTACTCGAAGGTGAGTGACACCACGCCGGTCGAGAACTCGCTGAGCCGGGCGACGGGGCGCTGCTTGCCGAGCCACTGATCGGACACGTACCAGACCTGCCCGCCGCGTGAGAAGAACCGCCACTGCACCTCGTCCGCGAGGCGCCGGCAGCACTGCCAGCTTGTCTCCCGCTCGTCAGCGGACCCGCGCGAAAACTCATACGGCTCGACGCGGGTGACTTCATAGGACGAGGTCTCGCTCCCCGATGAGCCGGCGCCGAGCGACAGTGAGGACAGGTCACCGCCGGAGCCGATGAACGCGGCGGTGAACGCCAGCCCCTCCTGGAACCACCTTGCCGGCGCGCTCGGATGCGCCGACCGCTGCGTCTTGTGGCTTGCAGTCAGCCAGCCGTAGCCCTTCTTACGGTAGGCGAGGAACTGATCGAGAAACTTGCGGATCGCGTAACTCGGGGTCGTAATCTCCGCCGGGCTCCCCCAGCCCATCGAGGTCCGCTGCTGGTAGAGCCCCAGCGAGTCGCGGTCGCCGTGGTTGATGTTCGATAGCCCCGACTCTTGAATCGCGGTCGCAATGGCGCCGGCACAGCTTTCGCGGTCGCCGCCGCGCTGCCGGGTGGTGAGCACGATCAGCCTGCCCATTTCGAGCTGGTGCCTGCTCGCCTGCACACCCTTCACCCGCAGCCGCGACAGGTTCACGGCGGCCTGTTCGTTCGCGGCGACGACCCGCGTCGACGGGCCGCCGCTGCCGCCGTCACCGCCGCCGCTGCCAGTGCCCATGTCCGGCTTGAGGGTGGGCTGGCGCTCGTTCAGCTCCGGGCAGAAGAACGGAATCACCGCTTCGGCCGGCTCCTGCACCAGCCCGCGGATGAACTGCGCCCGGGTTGTGTTCGCCCGGTTGGCCTTCCGGGGCTGTGAGTAGCGGCGCAGCAGGTTGACCGCGAGATCCTCGAAGGTCAGCGTCAGCTCGTTGCCGTCACGGGCGACCTTGACGAGCACGTAGGGCACGCTGTCGAGCATCAGGCCGGTCCGGCTCTGCGCCAGCGGGGAGTTCAGCAACCTCCGTGAGTGATCCCGGACTTTGAGCGTCAGGGTTGACGCGCCCTCGATCGTCGTCTGCAGCTCGGCCGAGGTCACGGCTTGGCGCAGGTTCGCGACCAGGCCGCGGTCGCCGCGCACGATGATGTCCCCAATGTCGAGGTCGTGGGCCGGCGGGCGGAACGTGCCGAGCGATTTGGCGTTGGTCTTGACGGTGACGACCGCCATCACTTCGCCTTCCCGCGCGGGAGCCGGCGCAGCGCGGCCGGCTGGTAGAACTCGAGCAGGTTGACCGTCACCTGTTGGCGCATCCGCCGGCCGGTCGCCTGATCGCGGATGCAGTCACCCCATTCGAGGCCCTGGATGATCCAGCGCTTCTCGGTATGCGGGACGGCGCCGTAGAGCCTGACCGAGTGCGGGGTCTCATCCCCCTGCTGGCGGATCGCGAGCGATTCAAGGTCGGCCAGCATCGATTCGATCCACAGCCCCTGAGGCCGCGCGCTCGTGCGATTGCGGACGGGCGCGGGCCGGCGAGTCCGCGGCTCCGGGAGCACGCCACGATTGCTTGGCCGCGAGGGTCCCGGCGTGCGGGTCCGCGGGGCCGCCATCCGGCCGCCGAGGCGCCCGGGCGGTTTCGGCGGCGGTGGTATCGGCCGGCGCGTGGCGACCGCCGCTGCCGGTGGTTTGGATGCCGGCGGTACCGGCCGACGGGTGCCGGACTTAATGACCATCCCGATGGGCCGGCCGGTGCGCCGGTTCTGGAACTGCACCCCGGTCGGGAGCCGCGGCGGGCCGATGAACGACGCGCGTAGCTGCGGGATGATCGGGTGCGCCATCCAGCCGTCGAACAGGAGGTCGACCGTCATCTCAAGGTTCGGCTCGGTGGTCCACTCGGTGATCGACTTCGAGCGCGGCACCGACGTCTGCTCCCAACCGCCGTACCCGCCCGTCACCCGCGCGCCCTCAGGGCCGAGCATCGCGAGCGCCCAGTGGTTCGAGACCGCGTAGGCCTGGATCACGACCCAGTGCCCGCCCATCAGCTTCCCCGGCTTCTGCTTGGTGACCGGGATCGTGCGCCAGCGGGCCATCAGCGCGCCGCCTGCTGGTCAGCGGCGAATGACGCCATCGCCTCAGCGATCATCCGCCGGTCAAGAAAGACCTGTGCGACCATCGGCCGCCCCCCGTCGCCGGTTAGCTGCGAGGCGGCGAGCTGCGGCGGCGGCAGCGGCGTGATCCGGGTGCCGGCGGGGAACGTCCCTAACTCCGGGCCGCGCTCGCCGACCAGCGCGGTCGTGCGGCGGCTGGCGTTCAGCCCCGTCTGCGCGGCGATGATGCCGCCGGTCGCGAACGGGTTGATCGCACCGAGCGCCTTGCCGGGCAGGGAGGTCACGGCGCCGGCAGCGTCAGAGAGCGCGCCCCCGACCTTGGCAGGGATCGACTTGATCTCGTTCACGACCTTGGTGACCAGGCCGATGATCGCCTGGATCTTGTTCTTCACCCAGTCCGCGGCGCTGGTGATCGCCGTTTTGATCGGCTTGAACATGTCCGACCCGACCCGGGCGACCTGCCCGGGGATTGCGGTCACGAACCCGACGATCTGCTTGACGCGGGCGCCCACGAAGCCGACCGCCGAGCTGATCGCGCTCTTGATCGCGCCGAAGACGGCGCCGACCTGGTTGCGCAGGAGGTAGAACGCGGCGCCGGCCGCGGCGAGCGGGGCGCTGATCGGAGCCAGCAGGATGAACGCCAGCAGCTTCCAGTTGTTCTTGATCCAGTTGATGACCGCCGCCACGACGTTCTTGACGGCGTTGAACGCAGCGTTGACCGCGTTGCGGAACCAGCCGACCTTCTGGTAGGCGAGCACGAGGCCGGCGCCGAGCGCGACAAGCGCGACGACGATCAACAGGACCGGGTTGGCGGTCATCGCCGCGTTCCACAGCCACTGCGCCGCGGCGGCGATCTTCGACGCGGCGGCCTGCACCAGGGTCACGTTCTTGAACTGCGTGACCAGCGCGTTGAGCTTGTTGATGACCATCATCGCCGCGAGCGCGCCGGCCAGGGCGATGATCGCGGTCGTCAGCGCCGGCGACTTGTTCAGCAGCGCTGTGAACTTCGTGATGATCGGGGTGATGATCGTGGCGAGCTTCGAGAGGATCGGCACCAACGCCGAGCCGACCGACACCTGAACCCCGGTCATCGCCATCTTGAGCGTGCGCTGCTGCTTGGCCATGTCGAGCGCGGCCTTGCCGGTCTTGCCCAGCGGCGGCACGAGCTTGTTCGCGGCGTCGAGCTGTTCGCTCATCGCCGTGCCGCCCTCGTTCAGAATCGGGAGCAGCTGCTGGCCGGCGCGGCCGAATACCCGTTGCGCGAGCGCCGCCTTGTTCGCCCCGTCCGGCATCTTCGAGAAGGCGTCGGAGATCGCCGCCATGCGCTGCTCCATCGGCATCTGGAGCAGCCGCTGCTGGTCGAGGCCGAGCTGCTGGAACATCTTCGATGAGGCCTTTGTGGAGCCGCCGAGTGCGCCTAGGTTCCGGCCCAACGTCGCCATCCCGGTCTGCAACTGCTTGGTCGCGATCCCGCGCTGCTGCGCGATCACGACCCAGGCCTGTGACTCTTTGGTACTCAGCCCGGACGCGCGGGCGAAGCCGGCGGTGTCCTTCGCGAGCGTCGTGGTCGTGTTGATCGCGCCCTTGAGCGCCCCATAGCCCTTGTAGAGCACGGCCGCCGCGGCGGCGGCCTTGAGCAGCCCGCCGGCACCCTTCTTGGCGCCAGCGCCGGCCTGCTGGCTGGCCTCACCGACCTGGCTGGTTGACTGCTCAGCCTGGCCCATGACGCGCGTGAAGCTGTCATCGATCTCAGCTCGCAGCCGCGCGACAACATCTTCTTCGGGCATCTCAGCGGCGCTTGCGCCGGTTCTCCATGTCGACCAGCTCGTTACGGATCAGGCGGGCGAGGTTCTTATCCAGCTCGTGGCGGTAATAGGCGGCGCGCTCCACCACGTGCGCCATCGCGACCCGTTCAAGCGGGTCGGCGCGGAGTAGACCGGCAGGATTCACGCCGAGGGCGAGCGCGGCACCGAGGGCGTCGATGTCCCGCCGGTCGAGGCTTCCCCCGCGATGTCCTCCTCGACTAGCCCCATGAAGTCAGCGATCCGGCCGACGTGGGAGCCCAACGCGATCCCGTTGCCGTCGAACATCGTTTCGTAGACCGTGCGAACGGGGAACGTGAAGTCCTCGTCGGGGCGCGGCCAGCGCAGTAGCCGCGCGAGCCGGTCATCGAACGTGACGGGGCCGAGGTCGTCCTCCAGGACCAGCCACTCGCCGGTCGATGGGTCAAACGCCTCGATGGCCTCACACGCCTTGGCGAGGATCTCAAGGGACTGCGCGACGTTGGAGCTGCTGGACAGCTGCGTGGCGTCCTGGAACCGCTCGAGCTCATCCAGACCGACCACGCCGTAGCGGGCGCGGAGCTTGCCCTTCCAACGGCCGGGAATGTCAACGGTGACGTTCGCGACGGCGCGCTTCTCCGCGGCTGTCTGGCGTAGCTCGGCCAGCAGCGACCCGGGGGCGGCGTCGCCTGCTTGCCCGGGCTGTGAGACGCCGGGAATTGGAAACTTGTCGATGGTGCTCATGCGACCGAGTCGATCGTGCACTCGACTTCGAGCATCGAGGCGTCACCACCCATTGAGTCGTGGGAGGGTGGTGTGCACGCCTTGAGCGTCCCGCCGAGCCACTCGACCGGCCCGTTCTGCTGGCCGGACCCGTTCAGCGGGACGCGGCCGATCGTGATGCGGGTCTTGCCGCACTGCTGACGTATCCACTTCACCAGCCCGCCAAGCCAGTCGTCGTGGTGGCGGCTCATGGTGACGTTGCCGAATGTCTGACGGCCGCCGAGGGAGATCGCGCGGTCCATCCCGCCGGGGCGGAACACTGACTCCTCGGAGTCGGTCTCACCGCCGTCGAACGTGTCCCAGGTGCCGAGGTCGACACCGCCCACGTTGAAGACGACCAGCCAGGTGTCTTCGCGTTGATTAGCCAATTTCGTCCTCCTACACCGACTGTGTGATCGGTGTCTTCTGAATTTCGATGACGACCCACTCGCCGGGCGGGGAGGTGCGCAGGCGAACGATCGCGTGCACCTCCCCGGCGGCGATGGTCTCTGTCGTGTTGACCGACTGCGTGTCGATCGAGAAGGCCTCCTCGGGCTCGTCCCCGTACAGGGCGCCGAGTCCGAACCACTCAAGGCAGATCCCGCCAAGCGCGACTTCAAGGCGGGTGAACAGCCGGCGCTGCCCGTCGATTTGACGGTGCACGAACTCCTCGGCGGCGTTGTCGAACTCGTGAGCCATCGCGAGCACGGTCCGGCTGCCGGGGAACCACATCCAGTTGGTGTCGTCCGGGCCGGCGACGGTGCGCGTCCCGTAGGTGCGCATCACCCCGGAGCGCATCATGCGCGGCAGGGTCACCCCAAGGTCGTTGAGCAGCTCGCGGGTGTCGTTATCGAACTCCCGCGCGTAGCCCCTGGCGACGAGTGACTCACCGTTGGAGCCGGCGGCTGCCTCGTTGGGGTTGTTCGTAGTCGCGTCGGCGCGAGCGATGATCCCGGCCTGCACGGCGCTGTAAGGAATCAGCATGGTCGTGCCGGACACCGGGCCGGGGTAGATGATCCGCGGCGCCAGCACGGCGGCGAACCGCGAGCCGGGAACCCCGTGCAGCGCGTTGGCGTCCGACGCGATCGTCGCGTCGTCCTGATCGTTGAGGTCAAGTAGCGCGGGCCGGCGGTTGCGGTCGCAATGAGCGAGGATCGCCGCGTGCACGTCTGAGTCGGTCGCGCCCGGGTAGAGCACCTGCGCGAACCCCATGGTGTAGGGGAACCGATTCAGTGTCTTGCTAACGACCTCGGCGGTGATGTTGTTGTCGTCGGTGCCGCCGGTCAGGTCCGTCGCGGCGGTCGGCGTCAGCGGCTTCTCCTCGTCGTCGGCGTCGGCCTCAAGGCTGAGGTAGTCCGAGCCGGTGCGAGCCCAGGAGAGGGCCTCACCAACGGTGCGGACCTGCCTTGAGCGCTCGACGACCTGGCCGCCCTCGGTGACGACTACCCGGACCGGCCCGGCCGGGTCGCCGTTCCCGGTGCCGTTCTCGTTGCCGTTCTCGTCATCCCTGGTGGTCTTACGGGTCTTGGGCGCAGCCGTCTTCGCCAGCAGCGGTGACACGTCCGCGACGATTGACACTTGTACGTTGTTGCCCCACGTGCCCGGGCTGCCGGCGCTCACCTGTAGGTCAGCGACCTCGGCCTGCGCGGCGCTGGCGCTATCCCCCGCTAGCCGTAGGAACTGCAAGTTGGACCCGCGCTCGGTGAAGAACGCCCGGACGGAGTTGTGCGCCACCGGTCCGCCGGCTCGGGGGCCGAACCGCCGCTCCCACAGGGACAGGGAGCCGACCGATGCTGGGCGGTCGACCGGGCCGCGCTGTGCAACGCCGACCATGAACGCCTGGCCGGTGTCGAGTTCCCCGCCGCCGCCGGGCGACGGCTCACTTATGAGAATGTCAGTTCCGGGACGTGGCATCAGGCAAACAGCTCCTTGGCGACGGTGGCGGCGAGATCAGGCCCTTCCAGACGCGGCGGACGAGCGGCCATGTAGGCGGTGCCGCCGAACACGAAGCGCGCATAGGGAACGTCGGAAACAATCTCTGCGCCGTCAGCGGTCTCGCGGACCCGAAAGCTCGCGGCGAGCGTGCCGGTGTCAACCGGGACACCGACCACCCGGGTCTGACGCGCAACCTCAGCGGCGACGACATGGGACTGGCCGGCGCGCTCGGTGAGCGTTGCAAGCATGCGGTCAACCGCCGAGGTATCGAACTGAACGTCGATCACGGCAGTGGCTCCTTTACGACGTCGACCTCGACCGTCTTGGCGCGCGGGTACACGTAGTCGGGCAGGTCGGGCTCGTTCGGCCCGCCGGTCGGGTCCATGAGGTTGTTCGAGCGGACCAGGAAGTTCGATGTGCCCTTGAGCAGGTACCGGCCGGCGCGCTGGTCCCCGGGTACCGGCGCCAACGTCATGCCGGTGAAATGAATCCAGTCGAGCGGTTCATCGTGGGCGTGCTGGACCATCAGCCGCCTGAGGACACCCTCATAGAGCGAGGCGGCACGTCGCGTCTGGCGCGGGTCCTGCCCGCGCACCGTCACCGACACCGCCACGCGCCACGCGGCGCCGTAGAACCGTGCGGTGCCGCCCCTGACGGAGCCCTGCGCGGTGTCCATCCGAGCGGTCTCTGACACAACCGCCGGCAGCGGGTGGTCGAGCAGCTCCGCGTCGGTCAGCGCGATCGCCCACTCGCGCGGCTGCTGCAGTTCGATACCGCGCTCCTGCTTGAGGCGCCGTAGGTGCGTGTACATCCACGTCTGAGCGACGGCGAGCACCGCGTCGTCAATGTCGACGCTGGTGACGAGCGGACCCCAGCTCGCCAGCCCGAGCTTGGCCTCGGCCTCGGCCGGTTCGAATGCGGGCAGGGCGCTCATACGAGCCTCAGCGCCCCGGCGCCGATCGCGCCGGCCTCGGCTTCGATGGTTTCGGTCACCGCGGCGATACCCGTGTTGAACAGGTCTCGGTAGAGCGCTACCTGTGACTCGTTGATCTGCTCGCGGAAGAACGATCCCTCGATCAGGATGGCGGTGTACAGCGCGATCAGGTGACCGACCTCGCCGTACACGCTCTCCGGAAACCGCGGCTGTAGCTGCGTGAGCACGGCCGGCGTTGCCTGATCGATCAGCCGCTGCACTTCCTCGGCCGGCGGGCGCGTGTCATCAGTGAAGTCCGCGTGCTCGAGTACACCCTCGGTGTACGTCCGGGTGCGCACGAGGATCGCCACGTCCTCGACGCTCGGCGCGACCGCATCCGGGTCGACCTCAGGCCAGTCGGACCCCCAGCCCCAATCGCCGAGCCCGGTGCGAACGAACAGCGGCACGAAGATCTCCACGACCGGCACCGCGCCCGCGTCCATCCACACCAGGTTGAACATGCCGGCCGCGAGCGCCGCGGCGAGCGCGGGGTCGACCGCGCCGAACTCAGCCGGCCGCTGCGAGGTGGCGGGCGGTGCCTCCATCTCCACCGACCAGACAAAGCCGCTCAGCGTGGCGGGACGCCAGTAGCCGACGATCGCGCGGGTGACCGGCACCTCGATACGCGCCCCGAGCTGCACGTCGCCGAGCCCGGAAGGGTCGATCAGGGTCGCGGTGAACGGGGCGCCGGCCGCTACGTACATCAGCCACCTGACCGCCTGGTGCGCCGGCCGCCACCGGTCGGCTTGGCCTGCTCCTTTGCCTCAGTGTCCGGCTCGGGCTCAGGCTCGGGCTCGGCCGCGGCTACCTCTTCCAGCGGCGCGTCGACCTCGCCCTCAAACGCGCCGCTCTCGACTTCCAGGTGGTCCGGGATCGGCTTGCCCGCGAAGATGCGACGGCGGACCTTGACCCCGCCGCCCATGTCCTCTAGGCCGTAGGTATCACGCCGCGCGATGCGCACCATCTCAGTCGCCGTTGTCTTCGTCGGCGACGACGCCGGTGAGGTCCGCGATGGCGAAGCTCGACGGCCGCCACACGGGGAACGCGATCCGCGTCTCCGCGAGGATCGTCACCCGGTTGCGAACGAAGTCGTCCTGATCGCTGTCGCTGGTCTTGACGTTCACACCTTCGCGAACGAGCAGCGAGCAGCCCATCGAGTCGCCGACCAGCGGCTTGGTCGCCGGGATGGCGCGGCTTGTCGTGAGCACGAGGCCCCAGATCGTTTGCGCCGCGATGCCGCCCGGCAACTGGCCCGGGGTGCCGTAGATGTAGTTGCCGTTCGCGTTCTTCATGAGGAGGAGGTTCTGCCACGTGATCGGGTTCAGAGCCGCGAAGTTCGGCTCGCCGTCAGAGAGCACGATCACCGTGATCGCGCGCAGCACGACGTCGGCGATGTTGTCGTCGGCCTCTGCCGCCGCCTGGCCGACGCCGACGGTGTTGTAGATGCCGGTCAGGTTCTGGCCGGTGCCGCTGCCGTTGAGAACCTGCGCGAGCACCTTGCGGCGCACGTCGAACGGCAGCAGCATGTTGAGCATCGACCCGAGCCCGGCCGTGTCATCGAGCGCCGCGCGCTGGACCTTGATCCAGCCGGCGATCGTGCGGACCGGCGCCGAGGCGTCCAGCAGGGTCAGCCCGGACTGCGGCTTGATGGAGCCCTCGGCGACAACGTCGGCGTGGCCGGGGATCGCGATCACCTGCACGTACTCGACGCTGTTTGAGTCCGTCGTGCCGGCCGGGATCATGTCCAGCAGCGACAGGCTCATGAGGTTCGGGGGAACGATGCCCTGGTAGTCCGGGCGGATCGCCCCGCCCATCCCGCCGGAACCGATCGGACCCGGGGGCGCCGTCGGCAGCTCCGCGGCCAACGACCGCGAGCGCAGGAAGCTCAGGGCCTCGTCGCGGTTGGCGAGCTGGCCCAGCTCGATCGTGCCGAACTTGCCCGTCGAGGAGAACAGGCCGCGTTGCCGCGCCTCGGTGTAGGCCGCTGAGCCGGCGAGCAACCGGTGGCCGTTCCAGCCGGCTGCACCCTGCTGCGCTGCCGCGCCGAGCGTCTCCGCGTGGCCGTTGTCGTGACCGTTGGACTCGCCCAGCAGCCGCAGTAGCGCGACCTCGGAATCCTGGTGGGAGGCGATCTCATCCCTGAGGTCACCGACCTTCTTGACCGCCTGCTCGGCGGCCTTGAACTCCGATGTCTCGGTCAGCTTCACGTCCTCGGCGAAGTTCGCGCCGCCGAATGCTTCCTTGGCGGCGTCCTGTTCCTTGCGTGCCGCGACCAGACGGCTGCGCAGATCCGCGAGCTGCTCGCGTATGCGCTGGAGTTGGTCGCGGATTCCGCTGTCTGCGACGGGCATTGCGTCCTCCTAGTGGTTAGGGCTGTTGGCCCATCACGGCCAGCAGGCGCTCCCTTTCGGTCGACGTGTACGTGACTGGTTCAGGTGATGGATCGAGATCGACCGACGCTTCGCTGCGGCGCCGCTCGAGCGCGGCGCGGCCGGCGGGGCTCGCGACCCTGCGCACGGTGTCCCCGAGCGTGCCGACGGCATCCGCGAGCCCGGCGGCCCTGGCCTGGCGCGCGTGGAACATGCGCCCGCCGCCGAACGCGGCGCCGTCATATGCCGGGACGTCGACGCCACGGCCGCGGGCGACCGCGCGGACGAACATGCGGTAGTAATCGTCCACGTCGCTCTGCATCGCGGCGCGTGCCTCGTCGCCGAGCGGCTCGTAGGGGTTGTCCTCGACCTTGTACTTGCCGGCTGAGATCAGGGTCGGCTTGATGCCGGCCTGCTCGTGCGCGGCGGACAGGTCGAGGTGACGCTGGTAGACGCCGACCGAGCCGACTTCGCCGGAGTCGGTCACGACAATCTCGTCGGCCTGTGACGCGAGCCAGTAGGCCGCGCTGGCGACCTGCGTGTTCGCGACCGCGACGATTGGCTTGGTCGCGCGCGCCGCGCGGATCTGGTCGGCGGTCTCGGGGATCTGGTCGACCATTCCGCCGGGCGAGTCAATGTCCATCACGATCACGTCGACCTCGGGGTCAAGGGCGGCGTCTGAGAATTGGGTCTGGAAGGTCTGCAGGCCGCCGCCGCCGAACAGCAGCGCGAACAGGCCGCCCATCTGCGGCATCAGCACGCCCTTGAGTGACACGACCGCGACACCGCCGCCGCTCCGGGACGGCCGGCGCGGCTGCGCGGCCTCGGTTGCGAGCTGCGTTTCGGTGTCGATCAGCGCGGTGTCGAGCGCGTACAGCGCCCCGAGCACGCGCCGGTCAATCGCCCAGGCGCGGTGGTCGGCGAATAGGCGCACGCCGGCTGTGAGCACGGCCTCAGGCAGCGTGGCCACGCGGCTGGCGACGAACTCGTCACGCTCGGCTTCGCTGCTGCTGTCGCGCTCGTCGTTGAATCTGTCTATGTGGCGTTGAAGGACCGAGCGGACGTCGTCGCGATCGGCCTCAGGAACGCGCGACTGCGGCAGCCGTGACAGCGCGTTTCGGCAGCCGTTGACGTTCGCGGAGGCAACGCGGCCGTTGTTGAGCACCTCGTGGTGCGGGAGCGCGTAGGCGGCCTTCGTGTCCTCGTCGCCGTCGGGGTCGCGCCAGGCGTACATGCGCTCAAAGACGGCGCGGCCGGCGTCGTTGTCAATGCGCGCCTCGCTGGCGGGGCCGTCCCACGGCTGGTCAACGACAGGGGTGTTGCGGAACGGAGTCGCGGGCACTCCCGCGACGTTTACCGGCTCTGAGCGGCCTTTTTAGGCCTGAGGGCGGTTTCGCAGTATCGCCGGATATCTTGCGGCCGTGTTGCCGACCATCGCGAAATGCGCGCTCGTGTCGCCGCAGGAGCGCGTGTGCCCGGAGCGTAGGTTGCCCGCCCAGACGGCGGTCCGCCGGCCGCAGTCACACCGGCACCAGTAGCGCGACTCACGCCAGTCGTTCTGTCCCTCGATGCCCTCGACAGTGAGCATCCCGAACCGCTGGCCGCTGAGTGACCCGCGGATCATGCCAACGCTAGGTCGTAGTCGCGGTCCTTTGAGCGCACGTGCAGTCGGTGGCCGACCGGCTGCGATGAACCGGGCCACGTCGCCGTGGGCATCGGCGGCGAGCCGACCGGCTGCAGGTTGTTGAACGGCAGGTAGAACTGATCCATCCCGGGGGAGACCGACTTGGCCATGTTGAGCACGCCGCGGCCCTCGTTGGGGGTCATCAGCGCCGAGCTGATGGCTTCGCGCAGCGCCTGGATTTCCTGTAGCCGGTCGCCGCGGAGCACCACGCCGAAGTCGAACTCGACAAAGATGTCGGGCTCGGCCATCAGCCGCCAGACGAGCTGCGCGTTGACCGCCGCTTCAAGCAGGATCAGCGGCGGCCCGAGGCACTCGGTGTAGATCATCTCCCGCTGGGTCTCGATATTGCTGTAGGTCGCCCGGTCGAGAATTCCGAGCATCGGCGGCGGGATCATGTAGACGCCGCAGATCTCCTCGCGGACGACTCGGCGCTGCTCCATCAGCTCGGCCTCAAATGAGGCGTGCGTCAGCGGTTTCCAGTCAAGGCCGGGCGGCAGCAGCGCCGGCTTGCCGGCGTTCTCAGGCCCGGCGTAGATCTGGTTCAGGTCGGCGCGGAGCTGGTTGAGAACCTGCTGGCGCTCCGCGCGCCCGAGACCCAGAAACTCGTTCGACTGAGTCACCGCGGACGGCGGGCGGCCGGCGTTGGCGAAGGTCGCACGGGTGAAGCGCTGCGCCGCGTCCTCGATCTGGATGGAAACGCCGAGCTGCTGTAGCGGTGACACGCCGAGCGGGCCGGCGGGCGACCAGTAGGCGATGTGGAGCACGTTGTCGACCGACACCTCGCGCATCAGGTCGGGCTCATCGACGTCGAGCTTGAACCCCTGTAGCGAGTCCCGCCAGGCGTAGATCGGTGAGCAGTAGCGCCAGTCCTTCGGCGTAAAGGTGATCGCGTCGTTCGCGCCGGACTCGATGTGCGTGACGGAGTTACCGTGCACGAGCACCGGGCCGAGCAGCGACATGATCAGCTGCGGCGCCGAGCGGCCGTCCTGGTGCAGGATCGCGGCAGCGAGCGGATGGTCCCATTCCCGCAGCCGCGTCCGGTCGGCGGGGTCGATGCCCTCTCGCCGGTAGACCTTCAATGGCACTCTGATGGCCCACGTCAGCATGCGCATCACCGCCGCGGCGATCCACGGCTGGGCCATGAACAGGCGGGCGAACGATACGGGCCGGCCGCCGACTGTCCACAGCGCGATCGGCGGGTCGTACTCGCTCCAGGAGGCGCTGTTCAGGTCGCCGCGCCCGGGCGCGACCTGCACCCTGCCGGTGCCGACGTTGTCCGGTGTCGGCCACACCGGGCCGGCATGGCGCTCGCGGCGCCGCTCCTCTAGCCGCGCGACCCGATCCTCACGCTCTTGCTGTGTCTCCATCGCTTACAACGGTTCGATCCTGTAATCCGACAGGTTGCCAGCTAAACGCGGCGGCGTCGAATCAGGTACGAGCGCCCGCGCTTCCCAGGCAAGTACAGCAGCGAGTGCGGCAGCAATCGGCGCGTCATGTTGGAGGTCCGGTGCGAGGTACATGTGACCGCGGGAGATGCTGACGCGCGCCGCCAGGATTGCGGCCCCTAGGCGTCGGTCGCCGTCGTGGGTGACTTGCCCGGAGCGCGCGTCGGCGCGGAACCGTTTGACGATCTGCTCGGTGCGAGGGCTCGCCAGCTCAGCGTGAACTTCGACCACTCGCTTGCGCCCCATGTCCCGGCGCCAGCCGTCCGCGAGCGAGCGCCACTCCGGGCTCGTTGAGGAGAACACGACGTTGACGCGGTACTCGGCGACCGCGCGCTGTAGAGCCGCGTCGGCCTGCTCGTGGGAGTCAGGCTCGCCGGCCTCGCCGGCCCCGATAGTGAACAGGCTGCCGTCCCGCCGGCAGGCGACAAGCGCCCAGCTATCCGACGCGCGGAACCCGAGCGTCACTTGGTCGTTGCGGTCGATGGTCAGGGCGACGTCTTCAAGCGCGCGCCACTCCTCCAAGGTGAGAAACGCGCCCGCGCTCGACGCCCAGACACAGCCGTGTAGCTGCAGGAACCGGCCCGGGGTGAGCTTCGGTGACTTTGACAGCGCCGCGAGCCGCTCGGTCGATATCCACGACGCGGGGTTGGCGGCGCGCACCGCGTCCATGTCCTCCGGATCGTCAGTGTTGGCGCAGTAGTTGTAGACCAGGGTCCGGGACTCGTGGTGCCGGGAGATCGTCAGCCCGCGGTGCACCCGTTCCAGTTGCCCGTCGCGCTCGTTTGAATCGAGGAGCTGCCCGAGGATGCCCTCGACCCGCTCGTGCGGCTCGCCGGCGTGGCTGATGACGAACACGCGCGCCGCCTCGCGGGTCAGCTCGCCGGCCGTCGCGATATCCGCCCAGGTGCGGCGACGGCGCGGCGTGTTCCATTCCGCCAGCTCGTCCACCACGACGGTCGACGGGTTGTAGCCGGCGGCGGCGCCCGTGTCACCGGACACGCGGTAGAGCGTGCCGAAGGTGCCGATGTGCGCTATCTGCCCCTCGTGCTCACGGATGATTAGCCGCGCACCCAGCCACGGGTCGGACTTGACGTAGCGCACGGCCGCGTCGAACAGCCGGCCCGCCTGCTTGTCGGTCGCGGCAGCGAGCAGGATCTCCGGGGCGCCGTCGTTCTCAACCAGCTCGTACAGCGCATAGGCGGCCAGCAGCGCGGTCTTGCCGTTCTTCTTCGGCAGCACGAGCACGACGGTCTGCCAGTAGGCAACGTCCTCGTCCAGCTCGGCGAGCGCCTCGTCCATCATCGGCCGCTGCCAGTCGGGCTCGAGTATCAGCGGCAGGCCGGCGAACCGGTCCGTTGATTGAAAGCAGTGCTCGGCGCACCACCAGGCGAAGTGCTCGCCGCGGGTGGCCTCCGCGTAGCCCTCCCAGCGTTCGCGGGCTACGACGACCACTTAGCGCCCGCGCTGCCCGCCATGCTCGGGCCTCGGGGCGCATTGCCCCTTGCTGCTCTCGGGTCGAGCCCGTGCCCGCGCGGGCGCCTGGTCGTATTTCATCACTCGACCGCTCGCAACCGCCTACGCGGCGGCCCGGCCGCGCGGTCAGCCGCCGAGGCCGCGCCCGGTGGGCGGCCGGCGCCGATGTGCCGCGCCAGCTTCATCCGCGAGAGCGGGTCAAGGCCGAGCTGCGCGGCGAGCTGCGCGGCCTCGCGGCGCGCCATCGCGATCTGCGCCGGCAACGGGTGCGGCACCTCGGCCGAGCCGGTCGCGCCGCCGAGCGTCATCACCGGGCGGCCCTCGTGCTCCCAATGCGCTTGCAGCGAGGCGACGGCCGCGACGGACTCGGCGTATCGCTCGACCGCGCCCGCGCTCAGCTCAGGCGGCTCGCCGATCCTCGCGAGCGTCATCTGCGCCTCGGCGCGCGCGCGGTCCGCGGCCAGCTCGGCGATCGCCGACGTGTCGAATGGCTCCTTCTCGTCATGCAGGCGCCGTTCGAGCATCCAGGTCGCGGCGTGCCAGTCCTCGCTCGCCGCCTTCGAAACCTGCGCCACGTTGCGGACCTCGGCCTGCGCGCGCGCCGCGTGCACGTCGGCGGCGAACTCGACGTAGGGCTCCCGCCCGCCCGCGCCGCGCGCGATCCAGTCCCGCACGGTCGCGTCACCGAGGCCGCACGCCCGCGCCGACGCGCGGATCGAGTTGCCGGCGCGGAGCATTCCGAGCAGCCGCGCGGCCAGCTCCGGCGTGTAGGCGGTGCGCGCGTGCCGCAGGTGCGGCCCGCAGTAGCTCTCGCCGGCCAGCGCGTCCCGGCGGCAGCGGTGGCCGGTCCGCGTCAT